GATGTTGAATCCGAAGATGAAATTAAGGATGATGGCAATTATTATACCATTTTACCCAAGAAAACTAGTATTCAAGTAAATACTAACCATAAGATTACTAAGCAAGTTTCTAAGAAAACTCTAGCAAAAAGATACTTAAGGGAAAAAGGCATAAAGGATGATGCTAAGAAACAACTTTTAATTGATACTTTAAACAAAGCTGAATCATGTTGACATTTACAAGGTTAAATATACAGGGATTCTGTTCTATAGATTCCTTCAGTTTACAATTAAACCAAGATTGTACGGTTCTTATCAAAGCTCCTAATGGTTTTGGGAAATCAACTTTACTGAATGCCTTGGTATGGGCATTATATGGGAAAAATATAAAGGGAGTATCTGAGGTAAATACTTGGAAAGAATACCAACCTAAAGATTATAAGGGAACCATGGTAGAAGTATTTTTTCAGAAAAACCAAGATTCCTATAAGGTAATCAGATGTCAAAAATTCAAAGATTACCTAGAGGATGGTGCTAAGGGAAATGATAGACTTATAATCATTAAAAATGCCGAGATTATTAATATCAAGGGTAAGAATGAATTACAGAATGCCATCAATAAAGAACTAGGATTATCCTATCTGTTATTCATGAACTCAATTATGTTCGGTCAGGGTATTAAGAGATTAATCCAAGAATCTAATTCGGATAAGAAAAAGCTTTTTGAAGAAGTATTCGATTTAGAATACCTAAATTTAGCAAAGGGTATAGCTAATCAAGATAAGGCAGTTATCTTAAATGAGATTAATCAATTAAAATCCGAATCTCTTTCACTAAAGAAAGAATTAGAGGCCAATAAAGAAGCTTACTTCGATTTGAGGTCAAGGGAGAAATCCTTTAAGAAAGATCTCAGAGAAAAATCTAGGAAACTAAAGGAAGAACGGAAAGACCTAACTGCGTTACTTATTGCAAAACAAAAACATATTTCAGATGAAGTAGATGTAGCAATAGAACAAAAGGTAAGAAATCAAACCAAAGCAGTACAAGAGATAAAGAATCGAATTAAGATAAACAAGGAAACTCTAAGTACTCCCTTAAATGAACTGGTGGATGAGTCCATAGAATTAATAAAGAATAAACAATATAAGAAAGCCTTGAAAATGCTTACTCCCATCAGTAAAGCATTTAAAGAAAGGGAGGAACTTCAAAGCTTATATGAAGAATCCGTAGAGAGATTAGATGAACTAGAATTTAACTGCAGTAAGTATAAGACTCTAGTTAAAGAATGTTCCGATATTGCTTCAGATTTGGCAGATATAGACCAGGAAATAAAAGACCTTAAGAATCAGAAACTAAAGGTAATGTCTACTAAATACAAAGAAAGACTAAAAAAGATTCGTAAGGATTTAAGAAAGGTAGATGAAGATTACCATAACCGAGAACTAGAGTTAGAGAATTATAATTGGTTGATAAATGACCCTCTTGGTAACAATGGAATCAAGGCATATCTATTTGATTCATCCCTACATTTATTAAATCGTACTCTAGCTAGTTATTCAGAAGTATTAGGTTTTAGAATTGAGTTTAATATCGACCTCAATTCAACTAGAAAGGATTTTGTTACCCTTATAGAAAGGGATAATCACATTATTGATTATGATGAACTGTCAGGAGGTGAAAAGACTTTGGTAAATCTATGTATGGCTTTCGCAATGCACGAATCTTTAACTGCAAATAAGGGTATTAATCTGGCATTCTTAGATGAAGTATTTGAATCTCTAAGTTCTGATAACATAGAATTGGTAATAAACCTAATAAAACACATATTCAACGGTAAATCATTATTTTTAATAACACATCATGACTCATTACCTTTATCAAATACTAAGATCCTGCAAGTAGAGAAAATCAAGGGCCTTAGTTATTATAAACCACTATGATCCATAAACAATACAATGAAATTATGGCAAATAGTAAAAAGAAAGGTAATCGATTCGAATTGAAAATATCGAAATGGTTTACTCAATGGACTGGTTTTAAATTTGGGAGAACACCCTACTCTGGTGCAAATCATCAGAGTAGGGATTTGTCTTCTGATATTATGTGTCAGGATGAAAGACATGCCCATAGATGTAAAATCTCGGTAGAATGTAAAAACTACAAAGACATCAAATTCGAACATGTATTATTGGGTAATAAATCCTGTGATATATTAAAATTCTGGGAACAAGCAAGTAAAGATGCTAAAAGGGCAAAGAAGGTACCAATCTTATGTATGAGATATAATTCAATGCCTTCAGCAGAATTCTTCTTTGTAGTAGATTATAAACTGGGCAGTGTTATAGCTCAATATATCACTAAATCAATGTATATTCAAGTACCTGGAAATACTCTCATGATATTCATGGCTAGTGAGATATTAAAAGTACCCTACAAGATGATTCACAAACAAGCTAAGTTAATCGTAAAAAATCAGTAATATGAAAAAACGTATCCCATACTCCTATGTAATCTTCTACCTAGAAAGAAAGTATTATCACCTTATCGAGAAAGAGTTAAAAGAAAAGGGATACGAAAATATCAAGGTTATTATCCCAACTCTAGATATACTTAAGAGAACAGTAAAGGGTAAGATGGTATTTGAATCTGTTCCTATACTTTTCAATTATGGTTTTATGAGAATGCCCACAGAGAATGCTTTCTCAAGGCCTTTTTTAAATAAACTAAAACGAAATATCTCAGGTATAAGAACCTTTCTTAAATCTACTGAAACAATGCACGAAAGAAAAAAGAAGGTACGCATAGATAATGCTGAAGACTTCGATGATTTTTCATTAGTTGCAACTTGTTCTAGAAAAGATGTAAGAAGGTTCATAAGATTAGCAAAAGCAAATAAGAAATACTCTGTTGATGATCTTATGAATGTAAAACCTGGAGATTATATCGTTTTAAAGGGTTATCCCTATGAAGGTATAGATGCTACAGTATTAGATGTAAATTACACTAATAGAACAGTAAAAGTACTCATTTACCCAGAACATGGTAAAATGGAAGTAACTCTTGATTTTGATAGTGTTCTTTACAGTGTATATCAGGATTCAGACCCAGATAAATTACATTGTAATAACTTTGACTATGACCCAAATTCTATTACTTCTGAAAAGATAGAAGAGAACATTAATAAAAGGAGGCGTTAATATGAATGAATACCAAAAGAAAGCATGGGACTGTTTGACTCCAACCGAGCAGCAGTCCCTTTTTCTTCAGTTATCAGAGAGTAAATCCTCTTGGGAAGCTGGAGAGATATTAAAATTATCTCATTATAAGTACCTAGAAATAAAAGAAAGGTCTGAAAAGTTCTTTCGATTATTCTCTGATTTCTTTGAAATACATGAATCAATATTCAGACCAGATTGCCCATGTGAAAGAAACTTCCAGGATTATATCGAGGCTTGCATAGAAAAAAGGATGAAAAGGAAAGAGGCTCTACTAAATACTGGAGATGCCTCCCAATTAGTTCCTAAGGTAAATACTCGTAATCTAGAAAGAAATATAAGAAGACTACAAGGTTCAGATAATGAATGGGATAAACATTCTCTAGGTTTGATATTAGAATTCGATAGATGGAATAACTTTAGGATATTACCCAGGCAAGTACAGCAACCCTCTGCTTTCAAAAGAAGAGCCAATAAGAAAGAAAAGATTTATATCAACTACTTATTAGAGAAAGTACCAGAATGGGTTCATACTAAACTAAGAGAAAGGTTTAAGTATAAGGTAAAGCCTAGTATAAAGAAATGGTGGGTATGTTTAATATCTGAAGATTTATATACTGATGGATATTTATTACTTCCCGTAAGACCTACAGATGAGGTAATGAGGGAATTCAGTAAATTCTACATGTATATATTCGAGGATAAGGATGATGCAGATACATTTGGATTCATGGTATCTAAATTCAATGCCAAGACTACTACTGTAAAACTAGGTCAGAAGTTTTGGCCAGAATATAGATTATGTATCGAAAAGGCTTTGAATTACAATCAGGTAAATAACATGGATTTCAATGTGAAGCAATTGGATATGGCCTATAACACTCACATAAAACGAAAACCAAAGAAGAAACCTCAACCAGGAGCTGCTAGAGTGAAAGAAGACTCCTTCTATTGATCCTCAGCTAATATTAAAATAATAAGTAGAATATTTTTCTATATAATATATAAGTATTATATTTGCATCAGAAAATTAATTAGACAAAATTTTAATATAGACAATATGAAGAATACCAACTTAGACATCCGCTTTAACAAAGCAAATAATATCCTCAACCAATTCAGTGATAGCTGGGAGGATGATAAATTGAACCTATTACCTAATTTCCCAAAAATTAAGGATATGGTATCAAACCACATTACTCAAGAGAATTACTTATGGTTAATCACTTATGATTTACCTAATGATCTCTTCGATAAGATTAATAACATGGGATTAGTTCCCTATGAGTATGTAACTCATGAAGAATTAACTCAAACCTATTACAATCAAAGATTCTAAAACTATGGCAAAAAAGAAAAAAGATAAACCAGCTCCATCAAAGGAAAAACAAAATTTCCTAGGAGCTGCAGGTAGAAACATGAAATACAAGGATCTTAAAAGAAAGGCAGTAATCCTTGGTATGCCTTTTCCAGATGCTTGTGCTGCAGGAGTATTTGATTTAATCAAGTATATCAGTAACTCAACCAACAAACCCGATAAATCCTTAATTGACCAGTACGATGAATGGGCAGATAAACAATTGGAAGCAATTGGTTATGATAAAACTGACCCAATCCGTAATTCAAGATTAAGATTAGGATTCTTAGGAGAAGAGGGAGAAGATGGTATTCGAAAATTAAAAAGAGTACCAGGTATAAAGAAACCCAAAGAAAAGAAACCTCCAAGAGAAAGAGATTCTTTTAACCTCATTAAGGGTACTAAGAAATCCTACTGTTATGAATTAACAGAAAAGGGATTTGACCAAGAGAGAATAGTAAGGAGAATGAAAAAGAAATTCCCTGATGCTAATGAGAAATCCATTCAACTCTGGTACAGGGCTGCAAAAAGGAAATTAAATGGTAAAACTAGCAAGGGATAATCGGAAAATATACCCAGACTTAATATATGTATGGACTTGGAGGCCTGATGAATATTGGGGATGGACCAAATATCAATATGCAACAGAAAGTAAATATCGAACCGAGAAGTTGTTATATAAAAAACATATATGTGGTTTAGGATTCTTTTCAAGATACCATGCTAGAAGAACCATAACTCTTTTATTAGGAGTAGATGCCAATTTATACATTCATACTATCAAAGGTAAGAATCTTATAAAACAAGGCATAACTGATTTACCCAAGAAAGGTCATCAATCGATATTCTTTAAGGGTAAGCCAACTAAAATACGAAGATTTATCTTTCCTGCTGAAGCAAGAATGGATAAACATAGGAGAAGGCATTTTGTAGTAAGAATGAATAAAATTTATAAGAAACATGGAAGAAGGGCATTCAACAGGGCATACCAAATTGCATTATACGGGTATAGGGATGAATTCTCACCTGAATATCGAAAGCAAAAGAGATTACAGGTCCATTCTGCTATCCTACAGGAGATACAACAAGCTGAGTCAAGGGGAAAAGAACCAATTTAACCTTGATTGCTTGAATCATCCTCCTAGGATTTGGCAAATAGCCCTGTTCCTTACCAAGGTATATCATATTAAGTTTAATCGTATCTTATTCAAAAAGGCCTACGATTTCTTAGATGACTTTGGAGAAGCTTCTTTGAAATTTCAGAATCAGGTTATTATCCCAGATAAATATCTCATAAGAGAATTACAATGGGAACTATGGAAACCTCTATCTGATTATAAAATAAGGAATAAGTATGCTTACTTCATGACCAATAGGAAACTAGATTCAGAAATTTGGGTCTACCCAATAAGATTTTCTGATAACTATGAAACTTCGAAAAAAGGAAAATATCAATCATACACAGAAATGATGGGTAAATTGGGTTTTCCAGGTTTAACTAAAATATCATATAGCGATGAACACTAAATTAGAACAACATGGACCATATAATCCATTTGAGGGCAAATCCTTTAAGATTATGACCTATAATCAAGTGGACCAAGTTATAAACTCTGAAGTAGTTGAAATAACTTCACAGGAACAGTTTAATACCGTTCTAGAAAACATAAAACAATTTAATAATGCACATGAATCTTTGGGACCATTCCTAAAGAAGTATAAAAAGCTTATAACTGAGTGATTAACTATATTCATTAACAAACCATTAAAATTAAACAATTATGGCTAAGAAAAAAGAAACTAAGAAAGTTGAACTTAAAGAAGTATCTAGAGTAGAAATCAACGGTAATATCATTATTACTTACGAAGATGGTTCGGTAAAGATTATCCCGGCTCCCATTATGCTGACTGCAGATCAGGCATCTGAAATCTTCGGTTCAGAAGAAGATGAAGACGAAGAAGAGGAGGAAGAATCCGATGATGATGAGGATGAAGAAGAATCGGAAGATGACGAAGATGAAGATGATTCCGAAGAGGATGAGGAAGACGAAGAAGATGAGGACGAGGATGATTCCGATGAAGATGAAGAAGACGAGGAGGAAGAAGAGGAAGAACTGACTGGAGAAGCTCTTGCTGAAATGGACTTCGAAGAATTGGAAGATGTTTGCGATGACAAAGACCTTGATACTGATCCAGACGACTTCGATGAAGAAGACATTGAGAAACTCCGTAAAGCAATTGCCAAGGAATTAGGTATCAAATTGCCCGCTAAAAAAGAAGCTAAGGGTAAAGGTAAAAAGGGTAAAAAATAACCCATTTACCTAGCATAAAGGGTAGGGATCATCTCCTACCCTAAAAATTAACTACTATTAGGTTATGTAGAAGTCACAACTTATTTATAACACAACTTTTAAAAACTTATTAAGATTATGGCAAAGAAAAAAGAAGACACCAAGAAAAAGGGTGCTAAGGAAAAAGATCCTGAAAAAGAAGCTAAACGCAAAGCTCGTATGGAAGCTATCAAAAACCGTCCTGCAGGTCAAAGACCGAACGGTAAACAAATTGATGTTATCAAGATTTCTGATAACTCAGAAGTTCAGAATTTCGGTTATGCAATCAAAACCAAGAAAGGTGCTCAGGGAGTATTGGTAACTTCAGTATTGGTAGTAGATGGTGCTCCAGTAAACACATCGGTTGCTTTTGTTCCCGGAGAATTGGCAATTAAGTCAAAGAAAGGACATGGTATTATCACTACTCCTAAGTCAAAGAAAGAAAAAGACACCGATGAGGAAGTAGATGAAGAAGAAACTTCTGAAGAAAACGAAGATTAAACTCCATAACGATTATACATTATATCAATTATCCAAAGCCCATTGCCTCACAAAGGTGATGGGCTTTTTTATTTTCATAATCTATGGTAACCAAAGAAGAGATAAGAAAGAATATACAAATCATTGCACTTAATAAT